AGTTGACACGACAGCCAGTGGTGAACCTGCCACAGCATTTAATAATTCTGTTAAGAATTGTCTAATGCTGCACACTGTGCTAACAGTGGGCCTTAAGCTCACTAACACACAGTTTTGGTTCTTTTGTTACGGTGATGATTTTATATTGTTCACCGACATACCTGATCTTCGTGTTTCTGATCTTGTCCCCCACTTTAAGGAAATGTTCGGTATGACCCTCACGCACTTCTCTAAACAAGAGGTGGACCCAATTGACAGTATATCCACAGTCAGTTACCTAGGTAGACGCTTCGTTCTTATGCAAGGCGTTTACAAGGCCCCCCTATCTATGCACACCATCATTGAGATGATGTACTGGATGAGGGGAAAGGATAGAAAGATTGACATCTTTCTGTCAACATTGCAGTGCTTTTATCTTGAGCTCTCGCATTATGACAAAGACACATTTGAATACTGGACTCGTGCCATTGCAGACTGTGTCAAGTCTCACAAAGATAGTGACATCTCTTCCCTCCACTCAGCTGTCGTTAAGGCAAGACATGATTGGTGGTATTACCATAGGGGGATGTACACTAGAGAGTATGCCGTGGATTTTTCCGACATCACTCTTTACTATGGTTCCAAATAGTTGGAGAACTATAACCTTTTTGCAATTATTATATCCTGAAACGATTAAAGCAAGCCGCAACACGGAGTTTACCGAACGTGCTGTTAATGACACTGATGTATCACAAGACGTCAGAATAGGTAACTATGAGGAAACTGGTCCCATATCTGAGACTGCTGTCACAGACGAGGTCTACCAGGAGCCTTACCGCTCTGCTAATATGGAGACATACGACATAAACAGAGCACTCAACAGAGAGTACCCACTGACGACTATCAGTTGGGACACCTCACAAATATCCGGCACAAAGCTTGGCAACAATAGTTTTCCGGAGTCCCTCTTCAACAAATCTTTCATTGCAGATAAGATCAAGGACTTCAGACTATTTCGAGGTGGTGTCAGGCTCACTGTCCG